CAGGTTATGCGTCTTTAAATTTGGGTAATAATGCAATACCAACAAGTGAAGGGATTGATGCTGCAGATTATTTATACAATGATTTGGATTGGAATGTTACTTATAATACTTGATTTTCCAACATAATATTTAATATTTATAATTAAACTATGAGTGAAAATAAACTAACGGTATGGCAGAGATTATCACAGGCATTTGGTCCTAATTCTCTTTTGGGTCAAGATTACCCTACATACAAATATGATAAGCAAGAATTATTAAAAACAACTTCTAAATCAGAATACGAAAGAGAAAAACTTCAAGCTCAACAAACTTACTATTTGGCAAATCAGTGGGGAAGAATTGAAAACAATCTTTACACACAGGCGGTTTATTATGAACCAACACGTTTAGCATCTTTTTATGATTATGAGTCAATGGAGTTTACACCTGAAATTGGTGCGGCTTTAGACATTTATGCTGAAGAATCAACTACCATCAATCAAGATGGTTATATGTTACAAATATATTCTGAGTCATCAAGAATTAAATCAATTCTTGGGGATTTATTTAATAATGCTTTAGATATAAACACTAACTTACCAATGTGGACAAGAAACACATGTAAGTATGGTGATAATTTTGTTTATATAAAATTAGACCCTGAAAAAGGTGTTGTTGGATGTATGCAATTACCAATCATCGAGATTGAAAGATTAGAAGCAGGTATGGGAGCTCACTCAACAGATTCAACAACTAATCCTGAAAAGAAACATTTAAAATTTAAATGGAAACAAAAGGATTTAGAATTTAATACTTGGGAAATTGCTCACTTTAGATTACTTGGTGATGATAGAAGACTTCCTTATGGAACTTCTATGTTAGAAAAGGCTCGTCGTATTTGGAAACAATTATTGTTATCTGAAGACGCGATGTTAATTTACAGAACATCAAGAGCACCTGAAAGACGTGTATTTAAAGTGTTTGTTGGAAACATGGATGATGCGGATGTTGAACCGTATATCCAAAGATTTGCAAATAAGTTTAAAAGAAGTCAAACTGTTGACCAAAAAACTGGTAATGTGGACATGAGATTTAATCAGATGGCAGTTGACCAAGATTATTTTGTCCCTGTTAGAGATACCGCACAAGCAAGTCCTATTGAAACATTAGCAGGAGCGCAAAACTTATCTGAAATTGCTGACATTGAATATATCCAAAAGAAATTATTAACCGCACTTCGTGTCCCTAAAGCGTTTTTAGGATTTGAAGAAACAGTTGGAGATGGTAAGAATTTATCATTACAAGATATACGTTTCGCAAGAACAATTAACAGAATTCAGAAAAACATGGTTTCTGAATTAAATAAAATTGCAATTGTTCATTTGTTTATTCTTGGTTTTGAAGATGAAATTTCAAATTTCCAATTAAGTTTAACTAACCCATCAACTCAGGCTGATTTGATGAAAATTGACGTATGGAAAGAAAAAGTTTTATTATATAAAGATTTGGTTGCCGACCCTGGTAGTGGAATTGCTCCTGTATCAGTTTCTTGGGCTAAGAAACATATTCTTGGATTTTCTGATGAAGAGATTAAACTTGACTTACAACAACAACGTATTGAAAGGGCTGTTGGTGAAGAACTTAAGAAAACTGCTGAAGTTATTACTCATACAGGACTATTTGATAATCTTGATAAGTTATACGGAAAGAAAGATAGTGAACCAGCAGGAACACCATCAGAAGGAGGTGGAGCTCCACCATCATCTGATTTAGGAGGATTTGGAGGAGGTGCTGAAAGTCCTTCACCACCAGCTGAAAGTCCTGCACCACCACCATTAGAAGGCGCTGGCACCGTACCTGAAAGTTTAAATAATCGTAATTCCGAACTTAACATTTTATTAGAAAATTCAGGTATGTTAAATGAGGATGATGTTATTGATTTAGGTCGAGTACAAGAATCATTAGGTAAAATTGGAAATCAATTGGATAAACTATTAAAGAATTGATATTTATAATTAAATTATTATATAATGAGATTCGGAATAATTAAAACACTAGTAGAAAATAAGTTAGTAGAGTCATTTAAAAATGAAACTCTTAAGACTGATATGTATCTTTTTAACAAAAAATTATTAAAAAATAAAGATTTTGTTAAAATGATGTCAATTTATGATAACCTAAATGAAAGCAAAGGGTTAGATAAAGAAACTTCAAATTATTTGGTTGAAGATATGGTTTCAGAATTTAGAAATTTGAAACTTTCAGAATCAACAAATAAATTTATTAAAAGTTGGACAAAAGATATAGTTTTAGAAAACAAATATGAAACTATTGATGATTTATTATATGGTGATTTAATTAAACCTGAAAAAAAATCAATTGCCAAAAAGAAAATAGTTGAAAGTTTAACTAAAACTAAACCTATTGTTGAAAACAAAAAACCTAATGTACCAATTAGTTCGTTAGTTAAAATTGCTAATTCTACGGTTGAAAAATATTTAGAAAATCTAAATGAATCAGAAAGAAATACTGTGAAAGAAATTTTAACTTCAAAGGAAGAAAATTTAAAAAGTAAATTTGATGAATTAAAAGAAAATGCAGTTAAAAAAATTGACTCTTTAATTTCAGAATCTGATGAAGAACTTAAAAATATTTTGGTTGAAACAAAAGAAAGAATTACAAAATCTAAACCATCTAAAAAAGAATATATTAAGTTATTGAGTTTAACTCAAAACTTATAATTCAGAATTTTTAAGATTTTTATAAATCGCATTTTTTAAAATCTGACGTTTAGTGTCAGATTTTTTTTTGTAGTATTTTCTTTCTTGTAGATTTTTTACAAGTTGTGTTTTGACAACTTTTTGTTTAAAATTTTTGAGGGCTCTTTCAATCCCATTATTTTTTACAGGTATGATTAACATTTTTTTGACAAGTTTATTAACATTGATTATCTTTTAATAAATAAACGAAGATATGAAAAAATTGTAAATGAAAAAAGGAAAAAGTTGCGTAATCAAGGGTTACAAACAAATAAAGTGTTCTTATGGAACTGTGGATTCAAAAAACCTAAAATCAATTTACTTAAACATCCAATCTTGGGTTGAACCTAAAGGTTTAGAAATGGATTGGGTACGACCTGTATCAATACTCAACAAAAATATAAAAACTACTCTTGGTGATATAATTAACAAAGATTTATTTAATGATAAATTTATTGTTGATTTAGATTTAAGAACAAGTGGTATATCAATCAGAAAAAGGTCTTTTATGAATTTAGAAATAACACTTTTTGTGAAAACAGATATGACATTTAAATCAACAGAGTTGAAAAATGAGTTAAAAGATATAATATCACATATTGAAAAATATTGTTTTAAACCATCAAAATATTTCAAATTTTACTTAACTAAAAAGGATAAATTAAATACTACCGATAAATTAGAAAGTATTTAATATTTATCTATAAAAAGGTAAAATGCAAAATTATAAAATATTAGGTCCAAAAGATACAGGAAAGGGTATTTTAATTGAGATGGATGCGGGATATGTTTCCCCAAGAGAAAAACATAATCAAACATTCTTACAAGAAAGTAGGGATTTTAAAGATTATTCAAAACCATTTGAATTCTATGCCGTTCTACAAAAATATAATACACCAAATAGAAACGGTAGAATATATCCTGAAAGAATTTTAAAGAGAGAATCTGAAAACTATATAAAAAATTATATAGGTAAGAAAACTGCTTTATCTGAACTTAACCACCCTGAATCATCATTAATTGATTTGGATAGAGTATCGCACATGATTACAGAGATGTGGTGGGATGGTAATGTTTTATTAGGTAAGTTATTACTTCTAACTTCACCAGGTTTCCATGAAAGAGGTATCGTATCAACAAAGGGTGACCAAGCGGCAAACCTATTAAGATTAGGTGTAACGTTAGGTATATCATCAAGAGGGGTAGGTTCACTTAAAAAGATTGGTGACCAAAATGAAGTTCAAGATGATTTTGAATTAATTTGTTTTGACTTAGTGTCTTCACCATCAACACCTGGAGCTTATTTATTTACTGAACCTGATGGTAGATTTGCGTTTGAAGAAAATCTACAAGAAGAAAATGAAATGAAAGCAGCAAGAACAGTTAACAAATCGCTTGATTTAATGGGAAGACTTACCGATTATTTAGGAAAATAAATAATTATGGAAATGGACGAGAAATACTTTGTGGCTAAAATCCAATACGATTTGCCAGATGAAAACACAGGGAAAATTAAAAAAGTAAGAGAAGAAAAACTTGTAAAAGGTTATTCTGTTACTGATGTAGAAGCTAAAGTTACTGAAGCTTACAAATCATTTAGTTATGATTGGAGAATTACTTCAGTAAGTGAAAGTAAAATTGACGAAGTGTTTGAGTAATCACAAAGTTAAAAAAGAATTTAAAAGGGGACGAAAGTCCCTTTTTTCATTTATATACTAAAAAAAATTAATTTTTCTAAACATCTACATATTTATTTAATAAAATAACGCACAAATGGCAGAAAAAAACTTAGTTGAAGAAGCATTAATCCAAATACAAAATTTGGAAGAAGCAATCAATGAAAACGCAAAAGAAATACTTCATTCTACAATGAAAGAAGAAATTAGCGAATTAGTAAAAGAGTCTATGAAAAATGAGACTGAAGAAGAAGATGAATTTGAAGACGAAATGGTATCTGAAGAAGAATCTGAAGAGGAAGAAGACGAATTAGAATTTGAAGACGAGTCTGAAGAAGACGAATCTGAAGAGGAAGAAGACGAATTTGGAACTGAAGATGACGAAGATTCCGATGAAATGTTTGACATGTCAAATTTATCTGATATAAGTAGTGACGATGAATTCGGTTCTATGGGAATCCAAGATTTATCTGACGAGTCAATGGACACAGTTTTAAAAGCTTTTAAAGAAATGAAACCTACCGACACTTTCGAAATTAAGAAAGATGGTGATTTTATCCATTTAAAAGATGAAGAAGATGAATATCTTATTCAAACTGAATCGGAAGAAGATGAATTTGAAATGGGTGACTTTAATGAAGAAGAAGAAGAAGAAGAAGAAATCGTTTACGAAATCGAAATGGATGATAAAGCTGAAGAAGAAATTGATGAACAAACGGACGAGATGTATAGTGAAATGTATTCTGAAGACGAAGAAGAAGAAGATGAAGAATACATGACAGAATCATCTCAATTAGTTGGATTATCAAAAGGTTTTAAATCAGAAACAAAAGAATCAACTAAAGCTAAAGTTGGAAAAGGTGGTTCAGTTGGGAAACCTAAATTTGATTATAAAAAATCAAAAGGTGGGTTTAACGAAAAGAAATCTTACGTTAATCCTACTAAAGGAATAGGTAAACCTAAGTTTGAATTTAAAGAAGATGACAGTTTTGAAATGCCGTCAAGAACTCCAAAATTATCTAAGGAAGAAGCTAAAGAAGCTTCACGTACTTACGGTATGGGATGGAGAGATGGAGCACTTAAAAAAGGTGCAAGAGCAGGACAAAATCAAGC